AAGTGCAGCGTGTCGGTGCAGAACATGTACCGCACCGGGAACCTTGACCAGTGGGTGCCCGTGATCCACGCCATCGAGCCTCGCGCCGACCGCGACATCGGCAAGCGCGACGCCAAGAACATGCCGTGGGGTTCGTATTACTTCGAGGTCGGCGGCGAGGAAGGCGTGTTCCTGCGCGAGAGCGGGTTCCAGTACTTCCCGGCGCTCTGCCCGCGCTGGTCGGTAGTTGGTGGCGATATCTACGGCAACAGCCCCGGCATGGAGGCGCTCGGAGACATCAAGCAGCTCCAGCACGAGCAGCTCCGCAAGGCGCAGGCCATCGACTACCAGACCAAGCCGCCGCTTCAGGTGCCGGCGTCCATGAAGAACCGCGACGTGGAGACGCTCCCGGGCGGAGTGTCGTACTACGACGGGCAGTCGAACGGGATCAAGACCGCGTTCGAGGTCAACCTAAACCTCCAGTACCTGCTGAATGACATCATGGACTGCCGCGAGCGCGTGCGTGGTTCGTTCTACGCGGACCTGTTCCTGATGCTCGCCAACACCCCGAACACCCGCATGACCGCCACCGAGGTCGCCGAGCGCCACGAGGAGAAGCTCCTCATGCTCGGCCCGGTCCTCGAGCGGCTGCACAACGAGCTGCTTTCGCCGCTCGTGGACATCACGTTCACGCGCATGGTGGCGTCTGGGGCACTGCCGCCAGCTCCGCAGGAATTGCAGGGAATGGACCTGAACGTCGAGTTCGTCAGCATGCTGGCGCAGGCGCAGCGTGCCATCGGCACCAACGCCGTGGACCGCTTCGTCGGGAACCTCGGGGCCATCGCCCGCATGAAGCCCGACATCCTCGACAAGTTCGATCAGGACCAGTGGGCCGACGTATACGCCGACATGCTCGGCGTGGACCCGTCGCTCATCATCGCCGACAAGGAGGTCGCGCTCCTGCGCGACGCTCGAAATCAGGCGATGGCTGCGAAGGAACAGGCAGCCGCGCTTCAGCAGACCTCGCAGAGCGTCAAGAACATGGCGCAGGCACCGACCGGGCAGCAAAACGCACTCACCGACGTGATGAACATGTTCTCGGGGTACGGCTCGCCCTCTGGTGTTGAGGTCTAACAGTACCCGTAAGCATTAGCCACAGGGATACAGTCCCGCCGTGAGCAATTACGACCCCCTCGACCTGCGGGGCCAGGAGCGCGACAGAGCCGACAAAGAGCTCCGTGAGCGTCTGGAACGGCAGAACGAGGAGGCCGACGTGAAGTGGCTCATGTCCAGCAAGCGAGGCCGTCGCATTGTGTGGCGGCTGCTGGACCAGGCGGGCGTGTTCCGCAGTTCCTTCAACACCAACGCGATGTCGATGGCATTCGCGGAGGGCGGCAGGAACTACGGGCTACGAATGCTCGGCATGGTCCATGCGCTCTGCCCGGAGCAATACCCGGCAATGATGAAGGAACAGGCACACGATGAACGAACCAACGATGATGGAAACGGCTGAAACCAACACCACAGCCGCTCCCGCATCCGATGCTGCCGCAGTTGTCTCGGCGACGGCCGAGAAGCTCTACGGCAGCGAGCAGAAGGCGACCACGACCCAGGGCCGGCAAGCCGCGGATGCGGCCGCTGCCGGCAAGGCTCCTGAAGCCAACGACGCCAAGGCCGCCGAGGCACCAGCCGACGCCAAGCCGACCGCGCCGGAAACCTACGAGTTCAAGGCACCGGAGGGTCGAACGTTCGACTCCGAGGTCATTGCCGAGTACTCGAAGGTGGCAAAGGAGCTGAACCTGTCGCAGGAAGCCGCGCAGCGCGTCCTTGATGCAGTCGGCCCCAAGCTGGCTGAACGTCAGGCGGCGCAGATCGAGGCCGTCCGCACCGGATGGGCCGACAGCAGCAAGGCCGACAAGGAGTTTGGCGGCGAGCGTCTGTCGGAGAACCTGTCCGTGGCGAAGAAGGCGCTCGATGCGTTCGGCACCGCCGAACTCCGCAGCCTGCTCAACGAGTCCGGCCTCGGGAACCACCCGGAAGTGATCCGGTTCATGTTCCGCGCCGGAAAGGCGATCAGCGAGGACAGCATGGTCACGGGCAACAAGGGCGAAGCCAGACCGGCCGGACCCCGCTCGTTCAATGACCTCGCCGACGCCCTGTACTCCACTAGCACCTAAACCCACGAAAGGGAAACCACAATGGCAGTTCTTTCCAGCACCAACCTGACGCTCGCCGATTGGGCGAAGCGCACCGATCCCGAGGGCCGTGTTCCGGTCATCGCGGAGCTCCTCTCGCAGTCGAACGAGATCCTTGAGGACTGCGTGTTCAAGGAGGGCAACCTGCCCACCGGCGAGCGCGTCGTGATCCGCACCGGCCTCCCGGCCGTGTACTGGCGCGCCCTCAACCAGGGCATCCCGAACAGCAAGAGCACGACTGCCCAGGTCGATGAGGCCTGCGGCATCCTCGAGGCTCGCAGCGAGGTCGATAAGGATCTCGCCATGCTGAACGGCAACACCTCGCAGTTCCGTCTGTCCGAGGACGTGGCCTTCCTTGAGGCCATGAACCAGACGCAGGCGACCACGATGTTCTATGGCAACCCCGCCATCGAGCCGAAGTCGTTCCTCGGCCTCGCGGCGCGGTACTCGGCGGCCCCCGGCTCGTCGGGCATCGGCCAGAACATCATCGAAGGCGGCGGCACCGGCAGCGACAACACCTCGGTGTACCTCGTTGTCTGGGGCGACAACACCGTCTACTGCCCCTTCCCGAAGGGCTCAACGGCTGGCCTCATGCATGAGGATCTCGGCGAGCAGACCGTCTATGACGGCAACAACCGTCTCCAGGCGTACGCCACGCGCTACCAGTGGAAGAACGGTCTGGTCGTGAAGGACTGGCGCTACGTCGTTCGCATTGCGAACATCGATGTGAGCGACATGTCCAACGCGAGCGGCACGCAGGCGTCAACCGTGGCTACGCAGCTCATCAAGCTGATGACCCGCGCCATGTACCGCATCCCGAACATGGCGATGGGCCGTGCTGCGTTCTACATGAACCGCACCGTCCACGGCGGCCTGTCCATCCAGGCGATGGATCGCGCCCAGAACGTGCTGTCCGTGCAGCAGGGTCTGTCGCAGTTCGGTACCCCCTACTCGTGGCTGTCGTTCCTCGGCGTTCCGTGCCGCCGTGTCGATGCCCTCATCAACGCAGAAGCTCGCCTGTCCTGATAGGACTGGCAGAAAGGACACACAATGATTCTTGACCAGAACCTCCGCCTCGGCAACACCGGGGCTATCACTTCGGCCGCCACGTACATCACCGGCACTAGCGGCACGCCGGACGTGGTCGATCTCCAGAGCAACACCGCCTACACCGCCACGGTGAGCGGCTCGCTCTACACGGTCGGCCAGGGCACCCAGAACCGAGACATCGGCGAGGGACGCGACCTCTACGTGCTGTTCACCGTCACGACCGCCCTCGCGGGCGGCACGAACGCCACGTTCCAGGTGGTCGCCTCCTCGTCCTCCACGCTTGCCTCCGGCAACATCGTGGTCGGCGAGGTCGGCGTCATCACCACCGCGAACCTCGCTGCTGGCCGGCAGGTCGTGGTCCGCATCAGCCCGCAGCAGATCGCTGCTGCTGGCCTGCGATACCTCGGCGCGCAGGTCGTGACCACCGGCACCCACAGCGCCGGCGTCATCAGCGCGGACATCGTCATGGACATCCAGGACGGTCGTGCGGTGTACGCGTCCGGCTTCACGGTCGCCTGATAGGAGCTATCCATGCCGAAGGTCAAGGCCAAGATTCTCTGCTTCGTGGACAACGGGCTGCGCCAGCCCGGAGACGTGTTCGAGTACAAGGGACCGCGCAACCATCACCTCGAGTACCTTGAGGAAGTGGAAGCGGAACCGGAGCCGACCGTTTCCGACGCTCCGCCTCGCCGTCTCCGCAAGGGCAAGGTGGCCGAAACCGCAGGCACGGAGTGAGCTTGTAACGAGTTAGTGAACAGGGAGGGGCGTCGGCGGGAAACCACGGCGCCCCTCCCGTCCTACGGGAGGCTTCCATGGCTTCGGTCGTCGAGATCTGCAACCTCGCGCTCGCGCACCTCGGTGACGATGCCACCGTCGCTAGCATCGACCCGCCGGAGGGATCAGCGCAGGCCGAGCACTGCGCCCGGTTCTACCCGAGCGCACGTGACATGCTCCTCCAGATGCACACGTGGTCGTTCGCATCGCGGCGCGTCAGCCTCGCGCAGGTGACGATGCCGTACACCATGTGGAAGTATTCCTACGCATGCCCCGGTGACATGATGACCGCTGTGGCTGTGCTTCCGCCAGACGCGGAGAACGACTACTCCGTCCGCGCATACCCCGCCGACCGCTACGGCTTCGGATGGACGAACCCACCAATCACGACCGCTGGCGTGTACGTGCCGCAGGAATACGTGATTGAGACGGACACGCTCGGGAACAAGGTCATCTACACGAATCAAGAGAACGCGCTCCTGCGCTATCAGGCGCTCGTGAGCGACTCCACCAAGTTCGACCCACTGTTCACCATCGCGCTGTCGTGGCAGCTCGCATCTTTCCTTGCTGGCCCGGTCGTGAAGGGCGAGGAGGGTGCGCGTCAGGGGCAGCGATGCCTCCAGATGGTCGCGATCTACCTCGGACAGGCCCGCATGTCGGACGCCAACCAGCGCGACGTGAAGCCCGGTCACATCACATCTTGGATCTCTGGACGCTGATATGGCGCTGACCCGCACGTACACACGGTCCTTCGCGGGCGGCGAGGTTTCGCCCGAGATGTGGGGGCGGATCGATGACGTGAAGTTCCAGACGGGCGCGGCGAAGTTGCTCAACTTCATCGCGCTGCCGCAGGGGCCGGCAGAGAACCGCCCCGGCACGGCGTTCGTGCGCGAGGTCAAGGACAGCACGAAGCGCACGCGCCTGCTTCCGTTCACGTTCAGCACCACGCAGACGATGGTGCTCGAGCTCGGCGCTGGCTACTTCCGGTTCCACACGCAGGGTGCGACGCTCGGGCCGGGGACGCCTGCCGCATACAACGGAGCGACCGCCTATGTGGTGGGCGACTTGGTGTCTTCTGGCGGCGTGAACTACTACTGCATCGCGGCGACCACGGGCAACGCGCCGCCGAACGCGACGTACTGGTACGCGCTGCCGGCGGGGATCTACGAGATCCCGAACCCATACGCCGAAGCCGACCTGTTCGACATCCACTACGTGCAGTCGGCCGACGTGCTGACGCTCGTCCACCCGAACTACGCGCCGCGTGAGCTGCGCCGCCTTGGTGCGACCACGTGGACGCTCACGACGATCACCTTCGGAGCGAACATCGCCACGCCTGGAACGCCGACCGTGACCGCGACGCGAGGGCAGGGATACAACATCACTTCGGTGGACATTGCGCAGGATCGCATCACGCTTGCGTCGAACGTGCAGAACCTGACAATCGCAGAGGGAGATTCGATCTATATCTCCGGCGTGGTTGGCAACACCACGTTCCAGAATCTGGTGAACGACAAGTTCTTCATCATTGCCGATTTTCACACGAACTCGACGTTCTCGATTCTCAACTACCAGACGCACGTCCAGATTGATTTCTCTGGCGGCACCTATACGAGCGGCGGTCTGGTGCAGGGGATGGAGCAGACCGAGAGCATCACGAACTACTACGTGGTGACGGCGATCACGTCCAACGGGATCGACGAGACGCCGCCGTCTGCGGCCGGAAGCGTGTCGAACAACCTCGCAGTGGTCGGCGCGTACAACACGATCTCGTGGTCGGCCGTATCCGGCGCGAGCCGATACAACGTCTACAAGCGACAGAGCGGCTTGTACGGGTTCATCGGCCAGACCGAGGCTACGTCGTTCGTTGACAACAACATCGCGCCAGACATGGGCATCACGCCGCCCGTGACCGAGACGGTGTTCGCGTCGAGCGGGAACTACCCAGGCGCGGTCAGTTACTTCGAGCAGCGACGCGTGTTCGCCGGCACGACAAACGCACCGCAGACGATGTGGATGACGCGCACCGGGACCGAGAGCGACATGTCCTACCACATCCCGTTGCAGGACACCGACCGGATCAACTTCCGCGTCGC